GCTTGATAGTTCATTAACCAAAACCTCTTGAAGAACCACCCCCACCGCCAAATGGGCCGTCGCGAAATCCAATCTTTACACCCTGCTCTAATGCACGGGTCATGCTGCCGCCGGATGTGTAGTTTACGTACCAGTCTAAAGGCGCTGTACTGACGGCAAATCCTTCCCCTGTACTAACGTTGCCCCGACGGCTGCCTGTCCTTTTACCGATAGAAGTCGGAGTTTTTATGGGTTCAATGACCTCTCCGTCAACATCCAACTGCGATATAAAGACTCCTTCCTCAAGGTCTAAAGCCTGTGGAGCGTAACTAGCACCGTTGACAATTTCGAAGTAGCTACCGTTTTTAAACCTAGTTCTTGGAACGTTTCTTAAGTCGTACTTATAGACACTTCCTTTGCTTCGGGGGCCACCGGGTTCTTGCCCAGGAGGTACTGCGTACCAGGCGGAAGAAAAAGCACCAGAATATGCTGGACCTGCTTGGGCAAGATCGTTCATAATCTCTACAGCAGCTACCCTTACCGCTCCAGTTACAGATTTACGCAGATCGCGTCTCATTGCCCTGAACATGGCGTCGTTAAGCCCTTTAGCCATTACTGTGGCCTCGCGATGAGAGTGTGATAAACCGGGTTGTCGCCGCGATAAGTCAAGATGTCGATAATCTTGGCTTCACGGGTCGCTCCAGCCTGTGGGTACTGGATGCGATCGGCTTCGGTGGGGTAATAGCCGTTGAGTTCGGTGTTGCCGATGATGACTTTGATGTCGGTTGTTTGGTAAAGGCCCTCTGATTCGCGTGGGTTTAAGCGGGTGATTACGCCCTTGACTGTGATGCTGGTGTCCGCTCCAGTGACCGAGCCGGTGGCTGGGTCGTATGCGCGGGGTGTGGCGGTCTTGATGTAGGTGATGTCAATACCCCAATCTGCGAGGAGTTGGCCCGGTATTGACGCAAAGGTGTCGTCGATCAGTGCCATATCAGTTCCTAAACAGTTTTACTTCGTAGTTGGTCGCTCCAGCTGAGGTGTAGGCGCCGATAAAAGATTCGAGCCAGGGGTAAACGTCAAGGATGTTGTTGATGACGCCTGGGGTTTGGGTGCTGCTGTTGTACTTGACTTTGAGGTCGCCTAGTTCTACTTCGTCGTAAATGCCGGTTTTGCCCGTGCTGCCGACAAGAGCCTCTCCGTCGTGAATAAGGGAGTGGGCTAATTCAAAGGTTGCGGTCTTAATTTGATTTGGGATGAACGTGCATTTAATCTCAACGCCGTCAACCTTAAATTCTTTGCGAGGCCATTTCAAGGCTTGTGTTGTAGTACATCGCTCGCCGTAGTAGGTGAAGACGTCTAGGTAGCGGGTCGCTGAAATTAAAACGCGATTTTTGGCGTCGTCACTTCCGGTCCAGTGCTCCGCATGGGGAACTGTAAGAAAATAAGCCTCCGCTTCAGCCAGCGTTACGTAGCTATTTGAGTTTGCTCCACTAAGAGTGGCGTCAACGACAGCAGCCACGACAATCAGTACAATCTTTTACTTAGTCTAGCCTTGCGTTGTTTTGCCGGTTTTGGTAATAGCTGTGCGTGGTAAACCGTTCCACCGGTTGTCTCGATTTCTACTTGGGCTTCCTCAACTGCATGGGCTGGAACGTCAATAAATGACTTTGTAGTATCCTTAAGGGTGAACAATCGGACCATTCTCATGGCTGAGGACAGTAAAGACCTGCTGATCGACATCCTAGATACACCTAAAACCGACGTTGTTCAAGAGAAGAAAACTCGTAAGCCGCGTAAAAAACCTGAGCCTCGCAAACTTGCTGATGTGGCAAAAGAGGTGCGGAAATTAAGGGATGAGGGTATCCCCGTTCCAGTGATTGCTGATCGTCTTGAAATGTCGTACCAGGTGGTGAATCAGTTGGTGTTGCGGTCGTACAAGATGGTGTCGAATACGGTTGAGGTGTTTGAAAAGCAGGAGCGGCAGCGGCTCGGCTTGTGAGGCAATAAAAAAGCCCCCAAGAGGGGGCTCTGACAACTGCGTCTCCGTATCAAGAATACACGGAAACGTCGAAGGGGGTGTTTACCAGGAGACGAACCACGGGGATCATCTTGGTGGTGCTGTAGGCCAAGCTCCAGCTTGCGGTGTTGGCCAGGTTGCCGGTGGTGGCTGCGTTGGTGGGGTTGTCACCAGCCACGTTCCATTTGGTGCCGTTGACGTGGTAGCCGTAGTGGTAATCGACGGCAATGACGTCCTGCATGGACAGGATGTTGCGGTCGGCGGCAAGGCGCAGATCCTGCTGGATGCCCTCGGAGACGATACCCGACTTGAACATGTAAATCGGGTACTTCTTCAGGTGGGTGGCGGTACCACCAGACAGAGGATCGAGTTGGTCGTCAATCACAACACGAAGACCGGCAAAAGTGCCTACCTCGGGTTGGGTGACGCCAACACCACCTGCACCCCAGTTGATCGCACCAGCGGCGGCTAAAGCGGAGGTGCTAAACGTCAGCATTCCGATCTGTTGCAAGTAGTAAGCAACAGAGGAGTGCATCGCCATGGTGTCGATCTCCTCGCCACGCTCGCCCAGCAGGTTTTTGGCCTGCATCAGGTTGCCAACAGTTAGGTAGTTGGCTTCGGTGGCAGAAGTCGTGCCAGTGGCGTCGTACTGGTTGGGGCCGAGGATGCCGGTGCCGGAGATTCCACCAAACAAGCCAAGCAGGTGGGCTTTCAAGGTGGTGGTCTTCAGCTTGTTGATGGCTGCAGACAGCTGGTTACGTACGTGGGCGAGGGGGTCCGTTCCAGAGCCCAGTTTGCTGAGGTCGTCAGCGGCATAGCTGAAACCACGGTGCAGAAGAGTCATGATTTGCTCGTCTGCAGTGGTGCCCTGAGGGGTCAGGTAGCCAGCGCCAGAGGTGCCCCAGGTTGCAGAAGAGGTAATCTGCTCTTCGGTGGGAGCGATGGGGTCGTGAAAAGGCACGCGCACACGAGTGCCGCCTGCACGAGCATCAAGAGCGGCGTTGCGCTGGATGATGCCGCCTTGGATCCACTTTGATTGCTCAAAGATACCCTCAGCGGTGTACTGCAGGAACTCGGGGCGAGTTACCAGATCCGACAGAAATGTTCCGCCGGAATAGTTTTCGGAAATAGCGGCCATTGGAGGCGATTAACGGGGTTTGCAGGGCGCCCCACTGGGGCTATTTTCCGGCCTCAGCTTTTAGTAATCGGGCTTTGTCGGGATCCTTCGAGAGAAGAATCATTTGCTCGGTTACGTTCCAGCTGTCTTTCAACCACGGGTTGCTTTGGCCTGGGAGGGAGGTGGAACGGGCACTGCCGGTTACACCCATGCCGGAACGGTTTGTTGGAGCAAAATGATGCTCGTAACCGCTGCCGGGATTACGGAGATTGGTGACGTATTCACCAACCGGAACCTCGACGCCGCCGACAACAGCCACAGGCTGACCATCTTTGGAGTGGAGATTCTCTTCAATAAGACGATACAACTGATCGGGTGCTAATGCACCGTTTTGCGAAAGTTGCGCGACCATTGAAGCTTTCATTTGTTGCTTGGAATAGTTCTGCTTGAGATCACCGATTTCGGTGTCTTTTGCGGTTAATTCCTGCTTTAGTTGGGCAACAGTGCCTTGCACTTCTTCCCAGAGCGTTTTGTAGTCGCCGGATTCCGCCAATTTGGCCGTTTTCATTTCCTCTTGGGAGGCACGGAGTTCCGAAATTTGGCCTTGGAGGGCTTCGCGGTTCTCACGGTCCTTACGGCGTTCTGCGATTAACTCTGCGTTCTTTGCCTTGAGTGCTTCAATCTGAGCGGCAAAATCAACACTTTCAACCACAGGTTTGGGTGCTTCAGCTTCCACAGGATGCTGCACTTGTTGCTCTTCAGACACGCTTATGTAGCATAGTGTTCCGTATTAGTCTAGCTCAGTATTAACGGGTTGTTGTTGCTGTTGAATTACAGGACGCTGGGGCTGTGGGGCGCGTTGGCGTGATTCACGTGCCAGTTCTTCTTCGATGTCGAGGTTGTCTGGGACAACTTCGCCTCGGCGGAGAATGTCGAGGAGGAGTTCGTCACTAAGCTTGCCCTTTTCGCTTAAATCGGCGAGGACGGAGACGTCTTGGCCGATTAAACGGTAGTACTCGAAATCGCGATCCACGGTGACAGTGGGTGGTTCGATCCCTACGTATTGGGCGGCAAACTCAAAGGCGCGGTTTATGGCGCTTTCGAGTTCTTGGCTGACGATAGAAAGGGTGCTGTTGGCTTGGGCTTGGTCGATGCGTTTAGCGTCTGCGGATTCGGCAACGAATTTTTGACCTAGAAGTTTTGTAATGCCCAGGGAGGACATCTGGCTTTCCAAGGATTGGAGTTCGTTCATTTGGGCGTCAAAACTCGTCGCGTCTGCTTGGACGTAATACGCCTTGTTGCCTGGTTGCATCGCAATGGCATAATTCACTCCCATTGAGGCAGTGCCGGTAGTGTCGTCCCAGCCTTCAAGCACTAGGGTTGGCATCGCTGCAATGTGTAGCGCGTGGATTAGGTCGGCTTGGCGTTGGTAATGGGTGATGTTTAAGTTGGCGATGTCTAAAAGGGGTGGTTGGGAGCGCAGCATTCCACGGCGGTTGCTATAGATGGGTACGAGGGGGATTTCGTCCAAGCTGTAACGACCCTCTTGCTCGAATTCGACAAGTTCTTGCCCCAGGGTGTAAAGGTCGTATCTACCGGGGTAGATCACGCGCATTTGCTCGATTTGCTCCTCGCCAAACTCGTTTAGTGGGCGGGTTGTGTACTCATGGATTCGCACTTGGGTGAGGGGACTCCCAGGCATGGTGGATTCTTGGCGCCAGCCCCAAATTTGTGGGGCGTCGACATGGATGAAGTATGGGCGACGTCCCAGGGCGCGTTCTTCGGCAAGATTTCGGGCGCTACTACCGGCGGGGTAATCCACAAGGATGGCACTATGGCCGTAAGTAAGGCTGCTAACCAGGGCGCGGCGTGCGTACTCATTTAAATCGGAACCAAGACCGTCGATATTCTCGCTTAACTCTTTCCAGTAGTCGTCCCCGTCGATTTGGATCGGCTTGCGTAGGATCGAACCAGCGGCGGTTTCGATTAGACGGCTGGTGTAGGGGGATAGGACTGAGCGGTTTACGCGGGTTTCGTAGGCGTCGTCGTCCTCGCGGGGTTCTTGGGGGAGGAAGGTTTCGCTTAGGTCGCGGATGTAGGACGTGCCACGGGTGACGGCAGCCATAATCTGCCAGTCTTCCATCATTGCGATGACGTCCAGACTGCGGACGAATGGTGACTCGCTAACTACAGCACTTGTAGGGGGAGTGCTTCCGCTGTAAACCACATTAAACTCCTACGTTGTACCTATTCTGCCACGTCTAGTAAAATAGGAGTCGCGTAGATGTTAAGTGGGTTAAGGATTAGCGGTGATGGTCCAGCCTTTAAGATTCTGCAAATCGGGGGAAAGGACGCTCATACGCAGTGATTTCAGCAGGTCGTTTAGCACCAAGTAACTCACGGCTTACCAGCAATGCAAGACCGTCGGTAACACGTTGGTCATCAAGCGCTACGCGTTCTGCAGCGGTGAGTTCATCGAGTAGTGCTTTGATTTCATTATCGACAGAAGCAGCAAGAACATTTGCATATTCAGTTGGAGTGAAGCGTGCAAAGAATCCAGCACTTGTAACGACACCATAAGAATTGGCATCAGCAAAGCGGTGGCCGTCTTTGGTTAGAAGCCATTCAGCGTAACCTTCAGGGGTCATGCCAGCAGAATTGGCGGCAAAGATCAACCCGTCAATAACGCGGGTGTTGGTCAGTGTGAGAGAAAGCGTGTCCATGGTCAGGTCGGTAGAGGAGCTTGAAGAGGATGTCATCAGCCGATCCTCCAATCAGTGCCATCAGAATAAACAGGCACTGTCCCTGCTGTACTTGCAGAGCCAGAACCAGTTACAGCAGAAGCAAATGTTGTGGCAGTTGCATCAGAAACAAAGCCGCGAGTACCAGCGCCAACAGTTGCAGCAGCAGGAAGAGCGCTAACAAGAACGGGAGTTTGCTTGACGTAACCAGTACCAGTGAAGCCTTTGGTGATCTTTACGACGCCAGAGGAGTCGCGGGCTAAGGCAACGTCTGGATCTGTATTTGCAAACAGA